GCCGCCGGGTATGCCACTTATGAACTAATTGGTATGCATACTCTATTGAATGACGGTAAGGACTTATTGTTTGTTCCTCTTTTTGACTTTACCGGAAACTATGAACTTTAAAGTCTTGATGTAAAAGAGATTGAAACAAGAATCCAACGAATCAATGATTTCATTGGACCTAAAGTTGAGGTGGAGAATGATGTCAATATGAGGGCAGAAGTCCTTCAGTGTTTTATTGAAGACATTGAACTATTTGATTAAACTTGCAAATTTTTTATAATGAACAATGAGTTCCTCTTCATCGAAAAATATAGGCCAAAAACGGTAGATGACTGTATTCTCCCAGAGCAAATAAAGTCATACTTTATTGAACTGAGAGATTCAGGAAATGTCCCAAATCTTCTCCTTTCTGGCCCGTCTGGAACTGGAAAAACATCAGTAACACTTGCACTTGCTGATGAACTAGGTAGAGACTTCATAAAGATTAATGGAAGTGAAGAAAGAAGTATTGATGTGATTCGCAATAAGGTCAAGTCATATGCTTCTACGATTTCACTTTCATCAACCGGAAAGAAGTTCCTACTGATTGACGAGGCGGACAATCTCACTCACGATGCACAACTTGCACTTCGGGCATTTATTGAAGACTTTCAATCAAACTGTGTCTTCATCTTCACTTGTAATTACAAGAACCGAATTGACAAGGCCCTGTGCTCAAGGTGTATTAATAAGGACTTCACCTTTCCGTCTGACGAAAAACAAAAGATTCTTGCCAGATTCTTTAAGAGTGTTTGCACGATTTTAGAAACAGAGAACATTGAGTTTGACAAAAAAGTTGTTGCGTCTTATGTTGGTAAATATTATCCTGATTTTAGGAGAACCCTTCTAGAACTTCAGGGATATGCAAGAAACGGCATCATTGATGTTGGTATTCTTGGAACAACATCTGATGTTTCAGTTATTGAATTATTTCAGCACATCAAGAGCAAGAACTATGCTAATGTGCGAAAATGGGTTATTCAGAACATTGATAATGACCCATCCATTACCATCAGAAAAATCTTTGATGAGTTGTGGAAAAATGAAGAAATCGTTAAAGCAACGATTCCTCCTTGTATTGTGATTCTGGCTAAATACCAGGATTTAGCAACGAGAGTTGCGGACCAGGAAATCAATATGATGTCCTGTATCACCGAAATTATGTACGAATTGGAGTGGAATTAATTATGAACCGAAATCAAACCGAAGACCTGGCTACACTTGCAACAGTTTTTTATAATAATCTATCTGAAGACTCAACCTGGCAGAATCCATTTGCATATGACAACTGGAAGCCAAATATCGTTATGGACCTTCTAGGAGAAGAAGCCGCTGGCGAGTTTAGTGAATTACATCAAGATGCTCTAACCGAAGAGCAGCGCCAATATGCATATAGTCTTTATAAGGGTCTACCCGAATTTCTGAAGACTGGAGTTGCACAATGAATGACATTAAACCACCGTGGGGCTATTCCGAAGACCCCTGGAAGGAGATTGACCTATTTCAAGATTGGGTGATTGAAAAAGACCTAAAGGCAATTGACGTAACTGATACGCTAACTCTTATTGAACTTTTTAGTCTATGCACCGAAACGTTTGAGGTTGCAAATCCTCCTACTGAGTTTACTGCGCCAATCGTTGATATGGAACACGAGGCATTTCTTGAAACGGGTTTTTTACAAGACCTAGGATAAATGACTGCACCAGATTTGGGACACTGGCTAACCTCAATCAATTTCTCAAAAGAGAATCTGATTGAGGAGATTCCTGAGAACATTTCTTCTTATACTCCCTACATTATCAACAAATGTGTTGCAGGGCATCTTGATACGATTCTGTTTGCCAATGAACTGAATCAATATCCTTATATTTCTAAGGATATGCAATATGCCTTTTATTTACATTCCCTGAGAAAGAAAAAGAGATATACTCCTTGGGTTAAAAAAGAAGATGCAGAGAATCTAGCCGCCATTAAAGAATATTATGGTTACAATGATAAACGGGCACTAGAAGCCCTAAGACTTCTAAATAGAGAAGAGATAAATTTTATCAAACAAAGATTGAATAAAGGTGGAATGAGAAAATGAGTGAATTGAATAAAGAGGGATATGTTAATTGGAATCCCTCTCTGATGATTGAAGTAACACTTGATGAACCAGATACTTTTCTAGTTGTTAAAGAAACCCTGCAGCGTGTAGGCATTTCAAGTAAGCACGAAAAGAAACTATATCAGAGTGCTCACGTTCTTCATAAATCTGGAAAATATTATATCATTTCTTATAAAGAACTCTTTGCTCTTGATGGTAAGTATTGTACTTTAACCGAAGATGATGTTCGGAGACGCAATAGAATTGCAAAACTTCTAAGTGATTGGGGTCTTGTTAACATTGTAAGACCAGAACAAATTGAAGATATGGCTCCTCTAAGTCTTATTAAAGTTCTTACTTATAAGGAACGTCAGGATTATGAATTGGTCTCAAAGTACACGATTGGTGGTAAGAAAAAGCCACAAAAGGCGGAAAACCAAATAACCTAAGTTCGGTTTTACCGACTTGAACATTTGTTAATCCTCATCTAAATATGTGTAGCAAGATGCCTTATGGGTCTTGTTTTCATATACTCGCTTAAAAGGAGAAACAAAATGACCATTTCGCGGTACACTACTGCTAATTTACCAAAACTTATTGATGAGATTGAAAGGTATGCTCTAGGCTTTGATACATTCTTTGATAGAGTATCATCGCTTTCTGGGACATACACAACCTACCCTCCAGTAAATATTGTCCAAGAATCTGAAACCCGTCGTAGAGTGGAAATGGCTCTAGCCGGTTTCAATAGTTCCGAACTCAAAGTATACGCCGAAAACGGAAATCTAATTGTAGAAGGATCAAAGGAAACAAAATCAACGGATACATACATTGAACGAGGAGTTGCTTTCCGCAATTTCAAATGGGCAAGAGTTCTACCTGAAACTTGGAGAGTTGATAATGTATCCTTTGCAAACGGTCTTCTGACTGTTACCATCAATCGCTATGTGCCCGAGCACGAAAAAAGACAGGATTATCGGTTCTAAATAGAACGGGCTGCTCCCTAATTATCGTTGCCAATCAAAAGCAGGGCATCTGGCACATATCAGATAAAGCCCTGCTATTTTTTACTATTTTATATGAATGGAATGACTGAAACAATGCTAACTGAAGTTAATATGCCACAAGCCGCCCCGGCACAGCAAGCAACTAGAGCAAAAGCGAGAAAGAAAATATCCGTCTCAAAACTACTACCACCAACAGAAAAACAAGTAGATGCTTGGATTGTAGTATTTTCACATATTGTACTGATTACTCAACTAGTTAAAAATGTGGATGAAGACGGAGAAAATGAATGGGTTATGATTGAGCCATTTGTTATAAAAGATGCAAATCTTTCTATACTTTCTCCATATCTATTAGAATATACTGATTCAAATAGGTTTGTCATCAATTCTGATAAGATGTTAACATTGGCTAAACCCAATGCCGTGCTACAGTCAAAATATGAGAGCCTTCTTAACGGATGAGATTTTATACAAACGTAAAGCAATTAGGAAACTACATCTATGTTCGGGGTTATGAAGATGGAGTTCCTTTTAGAGACCGAGTTGAATATAACCCAACCCTATTTTTAAAAAGTCCAGAACCATCAAAATATAAAACCCTACAAGGTGATTATCTAAAGCCAGTTCAACCTGGAACAATCAGAGACACCAGGGAGTTTATAAACAAGTATAAAGACATTGACAACTTCTCAATCTATGGAGATATTTCTCCGGTAAATCAGTATATCTCGGATAACTATCCCGAAGAGAATATTTATTTTGATGTCAAAAAGATGAAAATCTACATTATTGACATTGAGACAACTTCAACTTATGGCTTTCCCAATGTTGAGCAAGTAAGAGAAGAAGTTCTTCTTATTACGATTCAAGACTTTGCAACAAAGAAAACCTATACTTGGGGTAGCCGCCCGTTTGCAGAAAAAGTAGAAAACAACATCTATTTTGAATGTAAAAATGAGATGGACTTGTTAGAGCAGTTTATTCAATTCTGGGAATCTGATTATCCAGATATTGTCTCGGGGTTCAATTGTGAGTTCTTTGATATGCCGTATCTTCTTCGTAGGATTGCGGTTACTTTATCTGAGGCTGATGCAAAAAGACTATCAGTATGGAAGTACATTAGAGAGCGTAAAGTAAGAGTTGAAAAAAGTAATAGAGAAGAATATGTTTATGAGATTTCAGGAGTTTCTTGTCTTGACTTCCTTGCTCTTTTTAAAAAGTTCAGTAACAGAAAATTGGAGAATAACCGACTGGATACTGTGGCCCAGGAAGTTCTAGGAGATTCAAAACTAGACCACTCACAGTATGAGACTTTTGCAGATTTCTATACTCAAGATTTTACAACATTCACTCTTTATAACATTAAAGACTGTGAACTTGTAAGTAGACTGGAAGAAAAAGAGGGTCTTATTGGTCTTGCTCTTACGATGGCATTTGATACTAGGGTAAACTTTGAAGATGTTTTCTTTCAAAGTAGAATGTGGGATTCAATTATCTACAACTACCTCAGAAGGGAAAACATCTGTATTCCACAAAGGCAAGAGATAACACTAAAGACTGAGAAGTTCAAGGGAGCATATGTAAAAGAAACTCAAGTTGGTAAGTTTAATTATGTTGTAACATTTGACATACGTTCTCTATATCCATCAATTATTCGTACTTTTAATATTAGTCCAGAGACTCTTGTAAAACAACGAAATCCTAATGTTTCAGTAGACGCTATTCTTTCTGAAGAGTTTACAAATGATACGGATTATAGTGTATGCGCCAATGGTTCAATGTATGATAGGTCTCAACAAGGTTTTCTACCAAAGCTGATGGAAAAACTTTACAATGAGCGGGTTATCTATAAAAATAAGATGTTAGCATCTGCGGCTGAATATGAGAAGAATCCATCGGAAGAAGTTAAGAAAAATATTACGGTTTATAACAACTATCAGAACGTAAAGAAGACTGTTCTTAACTCTGCATTTGGAACTCTTGGTTGTGAGTATTTTAGATATTATGACCTAAGAAACGCCGAGGCAATCACTTATACGGGTCAGGCAATTATTCGCCATTTAGAGCAAAGAATGAATGCTTTTCTTAATAAAATTGCCGGAACTGAGAACTTTGACTTTGCTATTGCAATGGATACTGATTCTATTATGATTAACTTTGAACCAATTATTCAGCGTATTTTTGGTGACAAAGAAGTTGAGATGGTAAAAATCATTGACTTTATGGATAAAGTTTGCTCCACTAAAGTTCAAGAGTGCATTGACAATTCATTTAATGAAATTTGCGATGTTCTTGGTTCTTTTGACCGACAACTCAGTATGAAGAGGGAAAAACTCTGTTCATCTGGTCTATGGGTCGCCAAGAAGAACTACATAATGAACGTGTGGGACAATGAGGGTGTAAGATACGCTGAACCAAAGATTGTTATCTCTGGAATCTCTGCAATTAAGTCCTCAACCCCCGCATATTGTAGAAACAGAATCCGAGAAGGAATCAAACTGATTCTTAATGGAGACAATAAAGATATCATTGATTTTATCAGTCATTGCAAAAAAGAGTTTTTCACTCTTACTCCAGAAGAAGTATCATTTCCAAAAAGCGTCAGTAACGTCAATAAATATGCAGCGCCTAGTAATTCTTACATAAAAGGAACACCCATTCAATCTAGGGCCTCACTGATTTATAATAGACACATCAAAGAGAAGAAACTAGAAATGAAATACCCTTTGATTAAAGATGGAGAAAAGATTAAATTCTGCTATCTCAAAATGCCAAACCCAATCAATGAAAATGCATTTGCATTCATTCAAAGATTTCCAACCGAGTTGGGTTTGAATAAATTTGTAGACTATAATACACAGTTTGAAAAGACATTCATTTCACCTCTTCGGGCTATCTTGGATGTTATCGGTTGGAATACAGTAGAAACAAGTTCACTAGACTTTTTATTTGGATGATTAACGTATGGACTTTTTAAAAGATTTAATTAAAGAGGCAGGTGGAGAATTAGCCTCAAAAATTGATGAAAAGGAAAGATATGTTGACACCGGCTCTTATGTCCTAAATGCCTTGGTCTCGGGGAGTATTTTTGGGGGTATTTCACAAAACAAGATTACTGCACTTGCTGCACCAGAATCTTGTGGAAAAACCTTTGTTGCACTTTCTGTAGTACGAAATTTTTTGGATAATAACCCAGATGGGTATTGTCTTTATTTTGATACTGAATATGCTGTCAATATGGCAATGCTTTCGGAAAGGGGTGTTGATGTTAATAGGGTTGTTATTGTCAACGTCGTGACTATTGAAGAGTTCAGGTCAAAGGCTCTTAAGGCTGTAGATATGTATCTTAATCTTGAAGAGGAAAAAAGAAAGCCTTGTTTTTTTGTTCTAGATTCATTGGGAATGCTATCATCAAATAAGGAGATTACCGACACTCTTGCAGAAAAAGATACAAGAGATATGACGAAAGCCCAACTCACAAAAGGCGCTTTCAGGATGCTGACTCTTAAACTCGGAAAGGCGGGAATCCCAATGATTGTGAATAATCATCTTTATGATTCTATGTCAATGTATTCACCTAAAGAGATGGCGGCGGGTTCAGGCTTGAAGTATTCCGCCTCAACAATCCTTTATATTTCTAAGTCAAAAGAAAAAGAAGGAACCGAAGTTGTTGGTGTTATTCTTAAATTCAAGACTGTAAAATCGCGTCTCTCAAGGGAAAACCGAGATGCAGAAGTAAGGCTATTCTATGATGAACGTGGGCTTGATCGTTATTATGGTTTATTGCCTCTTGCTGTAGAAGGCAGTGTTGTTGAAAGAGTGGGTAACCGTTATGTCTTTGGAGAGAAAAAGTTCTACGAAAAGGAGATTATGAAGAACCCTGAAACGTTCTTCACCCAAGACGTTTTAGAGCAAATTGATACTTTTGCTCAACTGAAGTTTAAATATGGTTCAGGTGCATCAAACCTGTTCCAAATTGACGATGAAGAGGAAACCGAAGAATGATAATGAATGGAAACAACTGAAGCACTAATTCTTAGAAACTTAATATACAATGAAGACTTCACAAGAAAAGTTCTTCCGTTTATCAAAACTGAATACTTTAATGACTCCTTGCAAAAGGTCCTTTATGATGAAATTTCATCATTCGTTGTTGAATACAATGCACTTCCAACTCAAGAATCTCTCTATATTGAGTTGGAAAAAAGAACTGACTTAAACGAAGAGTCGTTCACAAATATTGTAGATATTGTTTCTGGTCTCTCCGATGAACACGCAGAGAAGGAATGGCTACTAAAAACAACTGAACAATGGTGCAAGGATAGGGCAGTTTATCTTGCTATTCGTGAATGTATTCAGATTGCAGATGGTAGTGATTCCAAATTTACAAAAGAGGCAATTCCATCTATTCTTAGCGATGCCCTTGCCGTAAGTTTTGATAGCCACATTGGCCACGACTATCTTGAAGACTCTGATTCTCGTTATGAATCTTATATCTTAAAAGAAGAAAAACTGCCATTTGATTTATCTTATTTTAATAGGATTACGGGTGGTGGTCTTTCGGCTAAAACTCTTACGGTTCTGATTGCGTCTACGGGTGTTGGAAAAAGTTTGGTAATGTGTCACTTCGCCGCATCATATCTTCTTCAAGGTAAGAATGTTCTTTACATTACTCTTGAAATGTCGGAAGAAAAGATTGCTCAGAGAATTGATGCAAATCTTCTTGATGTAGACATTAAAGACTTTTCGCGGATTGCAAAATCTGATTTTGATTCAAAGGTTAAGCGACTATCTTCCAAAACCCAAGGAAAATTAATCGTTAAAGAATATCCTCCTGTATCAGCACACGCCGGTCACTTTAGGGCATTTATCAATGAACTAAAACTGAAGAAGTCATTTACTCCTGATGTGATTATCGTTGACTATCTAAATATCTGTGCTTCCAGCAGATTCAAGAGTAACGGCCAGGCAAATAGCTATACAATCGTAAAATCTATTGCCGAAGAAGTGCGTTCAATTGCCGTGGAGTTTGATGTTCCAGTTATTAGTGCAACTCAAACAAATAGGAATTCGATGGCCAGTTCAGACTTAAACCTCTCGGATACATCTGAAAGTATTGGTATTACACATACGGTTGATTATATGTTTGGTCTTATTTCAACTGAAGAACTAGAAGGTCTTAATCAGATTCTTGTTAAACAACTCAAGAATCGTTACGGGGCATTAGACCCTTATCGTCGGTTTACAGTTGGCATAGATAGGGCAAAGATGAGGCTGTATGATGTAGAGCAAGAAGCCCAGGATACACTTGTAGAAATAGTAGATTTAGAACCAGAAAAGAAAGACTTCAAATCCAAATTCAAAAACTTTAACTTTGATTGAAAACATTATGACACAACAAATCACCACAACTGAATATTCAAATTTTGTTACCCAAGTAACTTCAAAGACTTCTTCTGATGTTGAAGTTCTTAAGGCTCGAATTGACGAACTTAATGAACAAGGTGTAAGCGTTCCACAACTTCTTACCGCATCTCACGGCATTGTTGCAGAGGCTGGGGAGTTTACTGATATTGTAAAGAAGATTTTATGGCAATCTAAACCATATAACGAAGAGAATATTACTAAATTGAAGAAAGAATTGGGAGATGTGCAATTTTACGTTCAAATCGCTTGCACTGCATTAGGTGTATCTCTAGATGAGGTAATTCAGATGAACTTTGAAAAGCTATCGGCTCGTTATCCCGAGGGAACATTTGTCGCAAGCCGTTCTGAAACTCGTAAGGAAGGTGATGTATGACTTATTTAAATGTAATGGAAGAAAACACAATTTGTAATTATGAGCAGTGGTTAAAATTTCGGAAAAATCGTGATGATTTTGTTTTGAATAAAGATAACCTTGTTGAGTTTATTGAAACCATCAAAGACCATTTTATTGGCTTTTGTTTAACTCCAGTGTTTTTATATAAATCTAAGACATATACTGTAAAATCTCGTGCAGCTGTATTTCCTTCCACAGAAGAATCTAAACGTCAAGTTATAGAATTCTTGAATGGAAATAAAAATTTAGTTTTATATGATATAGGGTTTTGCACCTATATTGAAGCTAACTCAAATAATTATCTTTCCCGTATAATTTTACGAATTGGTGAGGTAGAACTATGATTACAACTAAAGAAAGAGCAAGAAGGTTTAAAGTAAGACTTAAAACCCTCTTCAACATTCCAGAATACAATGAGTTTAGTTATAAAGTCAATGGAAAACTCAAACGCTCAGAGAAAATTTCCAACGCAAGAATTCCAGTAAAAATTCCAAACTTCTGGTATGACCCATTTGAACTTTATGTCTTGGCTCATATTCAAAGAGCACATTTTATTATGACTTGTAATGAGTGGGCTTATGTCGGTTCTTCAGTTGAAAATGCAAGGTATTTTAAACGTTCACCTTATCAACGTCAATGGCAAAACGAATATGTAACTAAACAGTTTGAACAGAGTCTAAGAGTTTTCTCGGAAAGAATTGAAAAGAAAGACAAGGAGAGAAATGAAAATCCAAACACACAAACTGAATCTAACAACTGAAGAAGCAAACGACCTTATTGATGTTCTTATTGAACATCAGCGAGATTATGGAACCGAGCACACTCCTGAACGGATTGTTCGGATTCGCAAAGTGATTGACCAACTTGCAAATATTTGAGGTAAAAAATGGACGAACTACAACGCAGTAGACTTAAACTTGACATAATTTACGCGGCTAGAGAAATCGCAAAAGGTAGAAACGGGGACAATGAAGCCGCAATGGATGATATTCTCACAGTCGCGGAAAGACTTTTTAAATTTGTAACAGATTAAATAACTCAAAGGACGGCAAATCGCTGTCCTTTTTTAATATTCTAAATAGTTAGAGTAATTTAATTAATCAAATGAACGGCAGTCAGTTTTGGGAACTATATCAGTCTTATGGCGATGTTTACCGCCAGGAAGTTCTTGATGAAGAAGTGGGTGAACTTAATACCTCATACGAATATGACCTATACGATGTAGTTCTAGAGCATCTACTGAATGAAGGTTTCGCCGATACTCTTGAAGATGCTCAAGTTCTTATGTCTAATATGAGCGAGAAATGGATTGATTCTATTGTTGAAGCATCTGAAGATAGTGAAGTTGCAGGAGAACTAGCAAGACTTCGCGGCCAAATGCGAACTGCAATGCAAAAGGGTGATGACTCATCTATTCAGTCTATTTCCCGGAGATTAGCTGAAATTCAACCCTCCGCCCGAGCCAAGATTGGTGCCGTGCTAAAAGGAAAGACTAAAAGACAAAAATGAAAACTTTTGACGATTTCTTAACTGAAGCAAGAGTCACAACAAAACGGGGAAGGATTCTAAGAACTCTTTCTCGTCAAGTTAAAAAAGTTGGAAAAATTGCATTAAATTCAAAACCTGCCAAAAAAGCAAAACGATACGTTAAAGCAACTGCCACAGGCGTTGCTCTAAAACTACTCACTGGACTATAATGGAAGAATATCTTATTGATTATCTTATTGTTGAAGGGTATGCAAATACCGAAGGTTCTGCATATAAGATTCTTGAAGTTATTAGTGAAGGGTTTTATGAGTATCTTTTGGGTGAGGCTCTAACTCCAGAGGAGCGGGCAAGTCGCAGAAAAGATATTGAAACAAGACGGCAACAAAATAGAGCAGTTGATCCATATCGGTCAACTTCTGGCGCACAAAAAGATAGGCCCAATCCCAGAGGTGGAGAACTGCCAACGATGGGACAAAGAGGAAGAACTGCAATTGCAAATCAAATTTTAGCAAGGGCTGGGGAAAATCCAAATAAACCACACTCTAAAGTTACAACCGGAAGAGGTTCATCGCTTATTTCCCAATCTGATTTTTCTACCACAACTACTTCTTTTAAAGGAGTGAAGCCTGGTCAAAAATCTTCACAAGTTTTTAATCCTAATATCAGTTCAACTATTAATGTTGGTGCAAAAGTGGGTGGAACTACATCTCAAAGATATAGTAGAGACGAGTCTGATAATTTATCCAGAAGGGATTCGTCTCCAACCGAAAAGAAGAAACCCCAACAAACAACTCAACCACCAGAATCTGCCTCGGGAAATCCAGTAAGACGTAGAGTTCTACCATCTGAGGCAAATCGTTCAACACCGCAACGACAAGCAACCGGAAGAAATCCGTCAAGAACCAATGCAAACGTAACTCAAAGGCAACTAAGAACGGGAACTAATAGAATACAAAGAGTTGTTGGTATTCAACGCCAACAACCACAATAAATAGCAAATATAGTTAAGATATGATGAAAACCTTCTCCGAGTTCTTATTAGAATACCGTGGAAGCCGAGCAAGTGAAAAAGCCTCCAGACTCGGCCTTATTTCAAATAAACACGGTGGATGGGTTGACCGCGCAGGAAAACTTATTGCGCAAACAGTGAGTGGTGATCTTCAGTTCGTCCAAAAAAAATCACCATCTCCAGATAAGCCTGAAGCCAAGATAAATCCGGCTGCACAACGAGAAGCCCCGAAAGTTAAACCTGCCCAAAGTGGTGTTCGCCCCGGTATTGCTGCCCCTAAAGAACAGGAAGCTGCACCAGAAGTAGAAACTGAAAAGGTAATCACGATTGTTCTAGGAAGATTTAATCCACCGACAATAGGACACAAACGGGTTCTTGATAAGGCAAAACAAGTTGCATCCGGCGGAGAATTAAGAGTCTATCCCTCAAGACAGCAGAATAATACAACAGACCCTCTGAATCCCCCGCAGAAAATTAAATATATGCGGAAGATGTTTCCTGAGTTTAAAAAGAAAATTGTCAACAATCAATCATTAAAAACAATTTTTGAAGTTCTTAGAAATATCTATGAAGATGGCTTCAAGAAAGTTAATATTATTGTAGGAGCCGATAGGGTATCAGAATTTGAAAGGCTCGCAAATAAACATAATAAAGAAAAAGGAATTTATCAATTTCAAGAAATTAAAGTTATCTCCGCTGGCAATAGAGACCCAGATTCAACTGATGATGTAACAAATATGTCATCCGCTAAACTAAGAAAATCCGCAGCAGCTGATGATTTTGTTGAGTTTAGAGCCGGTATCCCTAGAACAATGCCGCAAAAAGAAGTAGAGAATCTATTTCACGCTGTTCAACGTGGCCTAGAGAGTAAAGGGGCAGTCGCAGAGATGTGGAAGATTGCACCTAAACTGGATTACGAGAACCTAAAGGAGCAATATTATCAGAATAATATTTTCAACGTTGATGATATTGTAGAGAATCTTAATACCGGTTTGGTTGGTAGAATTACAAGACGCGGCCCAAATTATGTCATCTGTGTTACAGAAGATAATATGATGTTTAAGTCTTGGATTAAAGATATTACTGAATGGACGGATGTTTCCGGTGTTCCATCTGACCAGCGTTTAGTGGGAACCCCTGGACTTCTTAAATATGCAATGAAGATGACTGGAACAAAGGAAATTCAAAACTTCTTGACCAATTATAGAAAGAGTAAGAAAAAATCTAAATAGTCATAAGTTCTTAATACAATCAATATGTCTGATCGCATTATTCAAGGTTTTTCTGAAATGAAAAATATTTATCTTACTCAGATTCTTACTGAAGAAAAAGAAGACGAGGATTATGGTGAAAAGTTTGAAAAGAAATATAAAAAGACTGGTAAAAAGAGCAAAGATTATGATGGTGACGGGGAAGTTGAAGATGAATCTGATGAATATGCCGGCGTAAAGGATAAAGCAATTAAGGATGCAACAGAAGACGAAAAGCCCAAAAAGAAAAAGAGCGAAAAAGAAGATGACAATATGAAAACGGAGTCATTTTCTAGCTGGAGAGACGACCTCTATGAAGTAATCTCTAAACTAGAACCCGAACCGAAAGTGCGAGATATCGGCAATGAACAAATTACCGAAAAGCCGGTGAAAAATAAGATTACTTTAAATCCTACTGTTACCGAAAAGTTTGCGGTTATTGATTCTCAAGAACTATCTGAAGAATTTATTGTAGAAACATCTAATGCTGCTGCGGAATATTTTGCAAGTAAAGGTCTTAATGAACACGGCCTTGAACTGGTAATTGATTATCTTGGTGAAGAGAAGTTTCTTGAATACTTATTCTATGTTGCCGAAGATTCACTTCTTACTGAAGCAGCTAAAACTAGAAAAACTCCCGCTGAACTTAAAAGACTCAAACAGAAGAATGATGAAATAAAAGCGGAAAGTAAGAGAAAGCACGAAGAGGCAAAAGTATCCATTGCTAAAAAAATGACACAAAGCAAAGGGGATGAGGCAGTTAAAACTGCAGTAAGCCAGCAGCCCAAAACCAAGTCAAATTCCAATGCCAATAAAGAGAAACTTAAAAATGTAACAAAAGGAGTTTTTGCAACTTTAGCCCAGTCTGCAAGAGAAGGAATTGATAGAGACATTCGGGCGAGAGATGCACGTAAATCTGCAAAAGCCTCTGGTAAAGGGGTTGGGGGACAAATTGGTGCAGCACTTAAAGCTGCTTTCTATAAGCCAGAATTTAGAGAATGGGTTGAAAGATTAATTGATCAAGGCTACGACCTTTCCGAATGCACTCTAGGCCAATTGACCGAAAGATACGACTTTCTTGTAGAAAAGGCGACAAGCGAGCAGCAACAAAAAATCTTTGGTCTTGCTCTTTCTGTTAAGCGCGGCGAAACTCCACGCTCAAAAGTTAGCGATAAAGTTCTAGAAATGGTTGATGGTATGTCTGAGGCAGAACTCCGCAAGTTTGCGGCAACCAAGCATAAAGGTATTCCTCAAAAGAAAGAAGAATGAAAACATTTGAACAGTTTTTCGGTGAAGCTCACGCATCTCAAAGAGATATTAAAGGCTCTGAACGTTTTCTAAGTGGAGCACACGGGACAATAAATGTTTCTTCAACAAGAAGAAGCAAAGAGGAAAAAGATAGAGCCCAACGCTTGTCAAATTTACCAGCCGGAACTGGAACCTCTGCTTTGGCTGCACAGAGAGACATTCAAAGGCAGAGAGAAGCTCAAACAACCGAACAAGAGAGAAAGGACAAACTTACAAAAGCCGCTGAAATCCTGGCGGCTCGTCAACAAGACCCTGAACAGAAAGCGAAAAGAGAAAAAGCAGAAAAAGCTAGAGCAAGAAGCGCACAAAGAGCCGCGAGAAAAGCACAAAACTCCTAAATAGTTATAACCAATACTAAGGAGATATAATTATGCTCACCAAATTCGCTGGCGCAGTAGTCAAAAAGTTCTGGGACTCTAAAGAAGCTCGCGCCCTAGTAGTTGCTCTTCTTGAGCGTTATGCCGCTTCTACCGATAACAAGATTGACAATGCTCTCGTTCAATTCGTTCGTTCTGAACTCAAAGTCTGATGTCACTAGCCGCTTGCCTCGCTCTTAATTCTGGTATTACGATTGTTTTGGGGATTCTTTTTGCATTCTCTGAATTTCTCGGCCAGAATAAGAAAATAAAGGCAAACAATGTCTATCAGTTTATCCGCAACTTCTTAATAGCAGCAACCAAAAATAACAAAAGCGGAGAATAAATCTCCGCTTTTTTGTAACAAAAAACTAGCATAAATAATTCTTAGCAAATACTATTTAAGGTAATATTAATGGCTCTCTGGGGAATTTCAACAACTACTGAAACCGCTGCAAACCGGTATGGTATTCCTAAGTTTCTTAAAGAAGTGGACAGAAACAGAACACCACACAACTGCTTTGCGGACGAAAGGGGGTGGATTTATCGTATCTATGGCAGTAACGAGCAATCTGGTCTTTCCACTTCTTACTATGATGAAGTTCTAGTACCAGTTGCAGGTCTTAATACTGTTGGTTTCGGTTCAAATACTACCGGACTTGGCCGTGCTACTCCCGTGGCAGTATTTTTTGAAGACTCTAATCGCTCCTCACCTATTTCTATTGGAGCTGGCGGCACTTCTGGCATTGGAACCGGTAGAAATGGTTTTGTTCATCTAGTTTTTAACGAAATTGTGAACGTTTCTGCTGGTGCTACTGTACTCATCAATCAATTTACGGCTACTGGTACTCCAACCGGCACGCCAATTGTTGCTACTGCCCGCTCATTTGCAAATGGCGCAACTGTAACCAACTTCGTCAACGGTCAATCATTTAGAACAAATACATGTTATAACGGTCAAATCACTAATCGCGTTGCCTTTGCTTTTACTGCTCCTGCAACAGGTATTGGCTCCGTTCTTAGAATTGACACAGGTAAAGGCTTTATTGGAGTTATTACCGACTTCTCTGGTGGTGTTGGCGTAACTTCTGCCTTTACTGCCGATATGATTCGTAATATTGGTGGTGCGGGGGCCTTTGGTTCTGGCGTAGGCATTGGTACTACTACTCTTACAATCTTTGCCTGACCTCTAAATGCAATTTAATGAATTGAATGAAGAAAACTTTCTTCTTTTTGCTATAAAAAATTATGAAAACCCCCAGGCAATAACCAAAGAAGACTTTGATAAAGACTTGAATCATTTTAAGTATATCAAACGTCTTCTTAAAAAATATAAAAAGACTGGGGAGCTGAAAGTTCATCTTCTTCTTAATCATATTGTAATACTTTATAATATTTTTGGAGAAGCCGCAACTCCTATGCTATTTTTTAAAAACGACTTTGAAGTATGGAATACGATTAAAACTTTTATTGTATTTTTAAATCGTCTCCCGGAGTACCCGAAAAGCGACATCCATTGGATAGAAGAAGATCAATATTGTAAACGAGAACTTCTTGGGATTGAAGATGACACCCTTAGATAGAGTAATAACAATTATACGCGAAGATTTAATGACTGCTAATCCCGTGGGGGAAGGTGGAGGATTCGGTGCAGATGCCAAAGATCCAAGAGCTGGATTTGACCCGGTGATGGGCTTAATGAAAAGGAAATCTGGCTTGATTGATAGAAGAGGTAGAAATTATAAGCGGCAATATGATGCATGGCTCCGCACATCTGGGTTACTCTGAGACTAAATAGTTATAACTTTATGGCTATTTTGTGAGATAAAACATCTCCCCGGAGCGTACAATGCAAGAAGAATCTGTTCGCTTGGCCCTACTTGAAAGGGGTCAAGAAAATTCAGGGAAGGAGATGGCAACGATAAGAGAAGCAATCTCTGAAATTAGCAAAGTAAATGTAAGAATTAGTGAACTTCTTGCCGTTCATCAAGTACGACTCGAGCAAGAACAACAAAGAGTAGATGATATTAACCGAAAGGTAGAAGAGGGAATACGGGGGCTCACTTCAAAAATGAACACCGACAAAGAAGAAGTTTTGGGTGTAATTAAAGGATTGCAGGATAAGGTTAATATTGGCATTGGCATCGTTTTGGCCTTGAATTTTTTATTCCTTGCTCTTCCGCCAATCGTCGGACTTTTTAAGGGGGACTTGACAAAACCGGCGGAACGTGCTATGATAAGGGTCCTTGACAAGGGATGAATGGATGCCATAGACGACTATTATATTAATCTCTTATCATCTCGCTTAGAAAAATTTAAGAAGATAAAACCTGGCCTCTACAATTGTAGATGTAATATCTGTGGAGATTCCCAGAAAAATAAAACAAAAGCCCGTGGTTACTTCTATGAAAAAAAGAATAACACGAACTATAAGTGTCACAACTGCGGCATAAACGTTTCTCTTAATAATTATCTAAAGCAAGTAGATCCAACACTTCACGAAGAATATTCTTTAGCGAAATATAAAAGGGGTCTAACTGGAAAGAATTTTGTAACAACTGCACCTAAGTTTGATAATCCTAAGCCCGTTTTTAGAGCAAGACTAAACCTGCCGAGAGCATCCGAAGGAGAAACAACGAGGAATTATCTTGAATCTAGAAACATAGATGCCACAAAGTTCTATTATGCCAAGGAGTTTAAAAGGTGGGTGAATACTTTAAAGCCAACATTTAATAAACGCGCCCTGTATTATGAAGAGGAAAGACTAATCATTCCTCTTTATTATCACAAACAATTAATCGGTTTTCAGGGAAGAACTTTGGGCAAATCTACAATTAAATATATCACGATTATGCTAGATGAAAATGCCCCAAAGGTATACAATTATGATAGCATAGATAATAATGAACCGGTTTACATTCTTGAGGGTCCGTTTGATTCCTATTTTATCAGTAACTCCATTGCGATGTGTGGAGCGGATGTAGACCTAGCAAAACTAAATATCAAACAACCAATTTACATTTACGATAACGAACCCAGAAATAAAGAGATTGTTGATAGAATGGAAAGAACCATTGCTCAAAATCTACCATTAGTAATCTGGCCCAAAAACGTAAAACAAAAGGACGTTAATCTAATGGTTCTTTCTGGTTTGGATGTAAACCAGATAATTAAAAAAAACATCTATACTGGTCTTTTAGCAAATCTCAACTTTAACGAATGGAAGAAAAAATGAGCAATGGTATTACTGTAGTTAAGCGCAATGGCAATGTTGAGCCATTGATGCTAGAAAAAATTCACGATATGGTGAATTGTGCTTGCGTTGGTTTGGCCAATGTATCTGCCTCGCAGATTGAAATGAACTCTGGTCTTCAGTTTTATGCTGGAATTACAACTGATGAAATTCAGCAGATTCTTGTTAA